ATCAAAATTAATAGTATTAAGTTTATTACAATAATACAGTTGAGATAATCCTCTAGATGATAATATATCAATCTTAAAATTTTTATTTTTAGAAACATCTACTTTATTTAAAACAACTTGATTCAAAATACTAGAATTATTTTTATCTAAAATATAGGATTCTGGTATACCTTTTGGGAAATACACTATTCCACCACAATGTAATGAATAACCACGAAATGTTCCTTCTAAATTTTTTTGTGTTCTAAATATTTTATTTTGTAATTCATCATCAAAATCATTTATAGTATTATGTAAATCGTATTTTGATATAAATTTATTTATACCATTTTGTCTTAATGATTCTCTAAGTGCCGATTTTTCATGATAATATATATGATTACTTATTCTAGCAACATGATTTCCCCATTTTTGATACAGTTTCAAAAATACCTCATCTCTAAGATAATGTGGAAAGTCAAAGTCAATATCAGGTAAATTATCGCGGAATTTATTAATAAATCTAGCAAAACTAATATTATATTTTATAGGATCTACATGACTTATTCCTAATAAATAACATAATAAACTTGATCCACATGACCCACGCGTAATATGTGGAATATTGTGTGTAATTTCTAATATTTCTAATGCCCTTACTATATTTCCGAATAATTTTTTTTTTATAATAATAGTTACTTCTTTATCTAATCTTTGTCTATAGATTTCATTATTAGGTATAGTTCTTTTTAAAACACTAAGAATTTCGTCTTTAGAATAATCAACTTTAAATAATTCAGTAGAAATTATCTTTTGTTTACCTTCTATCATATCTAAATAATTAATATAATAGACATTATTATCCATTATTATATTTTGTAAATTATATATCCATGGGAATATATCATGTAATTTTAAATAATATTGAACTCTATTACATACATTTATGGTGCTTTTTACTTTTAAATCTATTACTAATCCATATTTTTTTTTATTTAATATATCTTTTCGTAAAACTCTTCCCATACATTGTATAAATACACGCTCGCTTCTTTTTTCAACATGATCCATAAATATACAACCATCTAAATTAGGAATATCTGATCCTTCTCTATGTTTTACCGCACAAAACAGCAATGCTTTTTCTTTAGAAGTGTAAAAATCATTATAATTTTTAAATTTATTTTTTTTAATATTATTAAAATCACAACAAATTGTATAATCTTTAAAATAATCTTTCCATTTTGTTGCTAATAAAATACATTCTTCTATCATACCACACCATATAATAATTTTTTTATAAGGTAGTTTATCTATTTCTTGTTTTATTATACTAATTAAATGAGGTTCTTCTATTTTATTTTCTGATTTAATCCACATAATTTTAGGAGGTAAAATTACGTTATCTAAAAACCCATTATAAATTGAATATTGAGATAATATAGTATCAAGAGGTTTAATTTTTTCAGGAGTTGCTGAAAAACCTATTATTTTTGTATTTATATTATTAATGTTTAAAACCCAATCATAAAATTCTTTAGTTGTTTTATTTTCAATCGAATGACACTCATCATGAATAATCAAATCTATTTTACATTTAATATTTTTGTATTTCATTTTATTTGTTAAAAAACATCTATTAATGATACATAAAAATGGTTTACCCCAATAAGATGATGAATTTAAAGCATCATACCAATTAGAAGCTTTATTATTTACAAAATCACAAACATTATATTTTTTTATAATATCTTTAAAACCACGATTTGCTATAGTTTCTTTAGAAAATTGTTGTTCTAAAATATCTTTTCTTTCACAAATCCATAAAACATTCTTATTTGGATATTTTGTATTAAACTCTTTTAATACAAACATAGCAATCCATGATTTCCCTGTTCCAGTAGCATGATAATGTATTCCTGATTTAAAATCATTTTCTTTAGATATATTAATAGCATTAATTTGATTTTGTCTTAATTCAAACATTAATCATGTATTAAAAGTGAAAATAAAATAAAATTAAATTTCAATTTTATTTTTATATTCTTCTACACTTATAATATTTTCATATAGTGCTTTATAGTCATTTGAATTTTTATCTAATGTATTTAATTTTTCCAATTTTTCTAAAGATTCATCTATATAAATATGTTCCTTTATATGATTCATTATATTTTTATTATTTTGTATTTCATTTATTAATTCACGGTTATCATTATAATCAATACTTTTAATCGTTCTTTTCATATTATTTAGTAAAAATCTTATTTTATTATTTGGATAATTATCTATCACCCTATTAAATAATATAGCATTCTCATGTAACAATCTGTTTATACAATAATTAGTCAATTCCTCACTAACTTTGTAGTGTTCTTGATACCAAACCAATGAACTACCTAAATAAATATTTGATAATATATCAGCCATATCACTAGATATACTTTGATTTTTTTTTATTTCGCCTCCTAATAATGCTATAAAGTTGGATAAATTAGCAAAATGTAGTGTTTGTTTTGATAAATTATCTTTTTCAATTGTAAACAATGTTTTAAAATACAATGTTAGAGAATGTTTAACAATATTATTAAAATTATATTTGAATTTCTTTAGATCATCTGATACTATACTATCATATATATCATAAATATATGGATGACTTTTATTAAGACCTTGTCCAAAAATAATTAAATTTTTAGTTAATGTATTACTTCCTTCTACTGTTATCCCTACTGGAATGCCTTGATAAAATTTATGACTAAAATTATTCGGTCCTAAACATATAGCACTTCCAGCATGAATATCAATTGCTTCATTTACAACTTTTCTAGCACGATCTGTTGTTTGTTGTTTCATAATTGCTGAAATAACTGCTGGTTTATTATTTTGATCTAATATATTATTAGTCATTGCAATACTTGTTTGTATTAACCAAGTATCATAAATCATATTTGAAAATTTATTTGATACACCTTCCATTTTAATTAATGGTATATTAAATTGTTTTCTATGTTTTATATAGTTAAATATGCTATAAGTACATACTTTTGCTGAAGCATTTGCTGTCGCAGGTAGACATATACCTCTCCCAGCAGCTAAACATTCCATTAACATTTTCCATCCATTTCCAGCATTTTCTTCTCCACCTATTATTTGTTCTAACTCTAATTCAATATTTCCTTTTATTGTTCCATTAGGAAATCCTATATCTAATGGATTATGATGTGTATCTAATTTTAAATTAATATGATCCTTTTCAACTAAAAAAACAGTAATCCCAGGATTTCCATTAACTAGTAGTTTATCCGGATCTTCTAATTTTAGTGCTAAACCAATTAAATTTGCTACTGGTGCCAATGTAATATATCTCTTATTTAAGGAAGCATCAACTATGATTTTTCCATTTTTCTTTTTTACTATACCTGTATCTATTTGTCCTAAAGCATCAGAACCATTATTAGGTCCGGTTAAACCAAAACATGGAATAAATGCTCCTTCCGCTAATCCTGGCAAATATTTTAATTTTTGTTCTTTTGTTCCATAATTTATAAGAAGTTCAGATGGTCCTAAAGAATTAGGAACCATAACTGACACACCAAGACCTAAATTTTTAGAAGAAATTTTAGTTAATATATTTGATAATTCACGGACTGATAATTTTATACCACCATATTCATCAGGAATTAAAAATGAAAAAAATTTATTTTTACCTAAAACATTAAATATTTGTTTAGTTTCTTGTGAAGGATATATACTACTATTACCATAAGTATTAAGTAAATGATTTATTTTAGATTCATCAAATTTATTATCTTCTTTTTTAAGTTTTTCTGGTATATTTAATTCACCATTAAAAATATGTCTATCACAATGAACGTTTCCAGTTCTTAATGCTATTAATTCAGTCTCAGAAATTTTAGGAATAATATTTTTAACTTTATTAAATATATATCTATACATTGTTTGTGTATATTATATTAAAAATTATTTTAAATAGAAAAAAATTATCTTTTATTTTTTAACTTTTTTACCTTTTTTAGTTTTTTTACTTTTTTTACTTTTTTTAGGTCCACATACATTAATCATTTTATCACACCTTATATAATCACATACTTCTTTAGGCAATATATTTTTTAAATCTTTACAAACTTTAACCATATCAATACATTTTTTTTTGTGTTCTTTTAAAATAAGCATAGATACACTATCAGCATTACAACAATTCGTTTTAGTATAATCACATAATTTTCCCATAATTACACATTTTTTAGCATATTTTTCTAAATGTTTACAAGCATTAGTATGCTTTGTCATACATTCTAATATTCTATTTAAATTATGCTCACACATTAATTGTAAATCTTCGCACGATTTTCTTAAACTATGTAAATTACCACTATTCATATAGTATATATATATATAAAAAATATAAAATTGAATAAAAATTTAACATCAAATAATAATTACATTCTATTAAGTATGATGTCGAAACGACAATCACACCGTTCTTTCCAGAAAAAAAAGCAATGGAAGGATAAAAAGATTCAAAAAACATCACGTTCTAATGAAGATGTTAAAACTCTAGGAATTCCTAGAGATTGGTTTCCTAGAGATGCAGTACGTTTTAGTGTTCAAAAATTTAAAGTACAACCTCCAACAGAATATCAAAAAAAAAAAGGGTATCTTGGTGAAAATGGTAAACCAGTGTCAATATATGAATTTAGATGTCAACCAGGTAGTGGTTATCCAATATTTAAATATCCACATGAAGAAGGATTTGAAGAATGGATTAAAACAGACCAAGCAAAAAATGCAGTATTAAACTATGGACCATACTGGCATCCTTGTGTATGGGACCAAAAAATATATTTGAGTCATCATCCATATATGCAAGAATATTATGAAAAATTTGATACTCCATATTATGATGACTATTTATCTAAGAAAGAAACCAAATTTAAAGAAATTGACACAGACGCAGAATTAATTAGAACTATTATATGGTATACTGAGACATTATCAATCGCAGATAAATTATCTGTTGCTCCAAAAATAACTTTAGATGCTGCTAAAAAAAAGATAGATGAATTTATTAAACAAAAGGAATATATAGAACAATTAAGATCATACAAAGATAAACCACATAAATATAAACATATTCATAAACTACTAGATATAAGAACTTGGTTTTAAAATTAAATTAAATTAAATTAAAATTGAATCAATTTATTATTTTTTTTATCAAATTATAAAATGAATAATACACCTATAACAGATAAAGACTGGGAAGAACT